AAAAGTTCCTCTAACTTGAGTAACTTGCCATGCTACAGTTCCATCTAATGATGAAATTACAACATAGTCACCTTGTCTAGAGGTAGCTTTTGTATTAATTAAGTCTTTGTTATCAGTTGATGAACCAGCATAAGTGATTCCGTCAGCTGCGTTAGGACTAATTGTTAAAGCGTTTGTTCCATCAGTCGCATTATTTACAAAAGTAAAAGAGTAACCAATTGCGATCGCTGGTAATGTGAAAACCACACCATCTGTTTCAGAAACAAATGTTTTACCTGAATCTGCAGTTGTTACTGTGTAACTTGAAGCTTTAGTTTCAATATTTACACCTTCTTTTCCTTGAAGTACTGGACCTGAAAAAGTAGTTTTAGCCATGATTGTATCCTCCTAGTTATTTTCACATAGTCTCTAGGCCGTCGACTATACGCGTCTATGTGAAATTAATTTTTGTATAGTGTGTTTTTTATATACTAGATTTGAGTAGAGTGCAAGAAGTCCTACAGTGCGGAGTGAAATTTTTCCAACGATGTAGCTTTTTATTAAGTAGCTACTGAAACTTGTGGAGTAGAACCTTCAACTGTGTTCTGTCTATGGGCGATCTGAGCTTCTTCTAGCTTGATCTTTGTGATGATTTCTTTGACTTTATCGTCAATTCTAACCATCTCAAGAGTGTATCTGTTATTATCCAGATGCTCCTGTTCCCACTTCAACTCCAAGGACCTTTTTTGTTTGTAAAGGTCTTGTATCATGGATAACCTCCTCATAGGTTATTCTGTTAGTCTTGTTATCATAACTGATTCCAAGATCCTCCCACTTTATACTCTTTTCTCCAAGTTTGTCAAGGATTGCATTTTCAAGGGATTTAGAATTATCTTCAGATAATACTTCAAATTTTGCGTGATGGTCGTAAGCCCAAATATTTACTAAGAATTTTTTCATGGTTTTATCTTTCTATTTGGTGATTGTGGCGGAACTATGTCCCGCCACAAAATCATTGATTAAGCACCTGGTGATGCAAAAATACCTCTAGGGTCTGATACGCCAAATACGTATCTTTCTCTAGCTTTGTATCTTACGTTGCCAGTATCGAAATCGCCTTCCATTTTTGTAGTTAATGGAGCTCTTTCCATATGCTTCATTCCGTTAGGAACGTCTGTAGTGATATAGAACGCATCTGTATCAGTTAAGTAGTGGTTAACTGTGTATCCACCTGGGATCATACCCATGTTTCTTAACGCGTTTATATCGTTATCAGCAGTTCCAACTCTTTGTGCAGAGTTCATTAATCTGTCCGCAGTAAACTGAAGAGCAGATGGAATGATCATCTTCACAGCTTTCGCAGCGATCTTTAAACCTCTTTCATCAGTAAGAGCAGCGATATCAATCATTGCTTGTTCTAATGAAGTTTCGTTTAAGTCCGCAGGTGTTGCCAATGTATTACTGAAAGTTCCAGAAATAGTTGGGTGCGAAGCGTTGAAAAGAGTTACACCATCTCCTGATTGGAAAGATCCACCAGGTAAACCATTGTTTAATGGTGCAGCTGCTTTAACTTGTTTAGTTTGAGCCATAGATCTTGCTAAAGCTTTTGTATATCTAGACGCAAGTCTGTCATACAAATTGTCCTCAATAGCTTCCTCAGTGATTGCAAACCCAAGAGCGATTGTCTCGTGAGTGTATCTTGCTGTGAAAGTTTCTTGAGCACTGTCATAAGCTATTCCAGAACCTTCTGGTTTAACTTGTGCTTGAGCGAATCCTGACAACATTACTTCTTCTTCAAAAGCTCTGTCGCTTGACTCAGTTGTGTATATTTCAGCATGTTCTTGTTCATACTGTTTATACTCCAGGCCGAATAGTGCATTCAAACCTGGCTCTAGTTCTTTTACTAGTTGATTACGTGATATAGCCATAATTTAATTACTCCTATTATACCCCTGTAGCTGTATTAAAGAAATGCTCTAGAATAACAACTCTCCACACTACATTTGCAGATGTTAAGTCGCTATTTTCGGGATCTCTCGATACGCCTACGATTTTTAATTGTTGTTTAGTCGTGTTCAAAGTACTGTCATCTAGAGTTGTTCTAGAGATGTAGTTTGGACTCGCACCAGCTGAATAACTTATTTCAGCAGTGTTACCAACATCCGTTTGAGCTGATGCACCCGCATTGTTAGATCTTACTTCGTAGATCTGATTCGGGTCATCATTTATAAACGCAACTATATCCGTAGCTGTATTAGAGCCTTGAAGATAGTTTTGAAATGTTGGCTTACTAGTTGTTGCGTCAGTATAGAATACTCCGTTTAACGATCCTAGGTTAAGCTCAGTTCCTGCTGCAGCAACTGCCGCAGTACCTGTGTTTGCCATTGCAACCATATCTTGGTTGTAAATAGCTGTTGCACTAGCTGCAACTGGATACTCACCTAAACCGCCAGCGTCGTAATTCTGACCGACTTTCTTAATTGGTTTCAGACCGAAACCAGTCGATGAACTATTAGCCATAGTTTTTTCTCCTTAAATGTACCTGCCCTTGCGGGCCTCCAGTACGGTTACTATTATTTCGCTGGTTCCGAATTGTTAAAAAATTAACCCTTCTTGGAGCCACCGAAGGTTACACGAGTATTTCTATCAATATTGATAGGCATACTCTTATGCTGTTCCTTCGCTAGATCGGCGTCAATTGCAGCCTGCTGTTCTTGTGCCTGTCTGGCATAATATTCAGCTCTTTGCTGCGCGATCTCTTCTGGTACCCTTGTCAGCACAAGGCCTCCGTGCCCGATCACCCCTGCGTATTTGCCGTCTGAAACTACGGGAAAGTCCTCTTCTGGATACTCGTCTGCTCTTACTAATTCATAACCAGATCTTAAACGACCTTGTATGTTTTTAGTATCGACGAATCCTAGGATTTCTACCCTGACCCATCTGTGTCTGTAGCCATTTGGCGCGTTGGGCGTATCTAAGTACGATGGTGGAGTCCAAACTTTCGGTTGTTGTTTTACTTTAACTTCCGAAGATCGTGTTTCAACTTTTGTTGAATCACTTTTCTTTGCTTGGCTCGCACGAGTTGGTTTCTTATTTTCCATATGCCTATACCTCCTTCGTGTTCATAAGTTGTTTCGCATATTCTTCTAGTGGCACACCTAATTTTTTAGCAATTGCTACTTGTGATGATGTGAGTCTCACAGATTTACGGTTAGTCTTTGAACTACGCGTTGCAGAGGCAACGGTTTGTGTAGGTTTACTAACTGGTTTGTCCATAGGTTTATCAAATTTATGCGGAAATTCAAGTCTTATTCTCTTATCTATTTCTGCGTAATATTCGCTCGACCTAGGGTCAATTCCTTCTTCTTCGGTAAGTTTTCTATGCAAATCAAACGCTGTATATGTCATTGCACTATCTTTACCGAACCACTCATTATTTTCAGCCCATTCCTCTGCTCTTGGATCAGGAGGAGTTTGAGCCGCTACTTGTGCTTGTGGTTGTTGATATAATGGTTGTTCAACAGGTTTTTCTTTAGCCGCTGTTTCCTGCATTTGATGCTGGGTTTTTAATTCAGCTAATTTTCCTTGTTCATAACCAAGTTGAGAAATAGCAGCTAAAGCTTCTGTTTCAGCTTTAGAATCATCGTTCTGTCTTGCAGCTCTTAATTTTTCTTGAGCAGCTGCAATAGAAGAAGTAATTCTACCTTCCATTTCTACAACATAATTTTTATCTAAAGAATCTGCTGTAGTTTTAAATTGGTCTCTTTCCTTTTTAATACTTTCAGCAAAACGTAAAGCTTCTTCTTTTTGCCTTTCAGCTTCACGCATTCTTTTTGTTAATTTAGCTATTCGCTTTTTAACGCCTTCAGAATACTCTTCAATTTGCTTACTGTTGTCTTGTTGCTGATCACTCCCTTGAACATCAGACTGCTCATCAGATTTCTCAGGTGTGTCATCGGCGCTACCGCCGTCTTTAAGATCTTGTGTTTCATTTGTTGTGTCCTCTGTTTGTTGTTCTACAACGTCTTCTTTTTTTTCTTCGGGTAATTCTATTTCCGCACCTGGACCAGATGTGTCAATATCAACTACCTTGTTTTCTTCTTGTTGCATAGTATCTCCTATGATTGTTAAAATTCGTGGAATATATCTTCAGGGTTTTCCACGGTTGCTAAAACTTCGTCGTCGTTTAAAAGTCTTATCTCACCCCCATCGATTTTAATTCGTGATCCAGCATATCTTGCAAAGATAATCCAATCACCTTTTTTGCACCACGGTCCTTCTGGGTATCTTTCTTTATCATAGCAGTGTGGACCCATTCTTAAAACTAAACCACAAGTCGATGCTACTTGTGATCGTTCTACTGTTTCATCTGCTAAAATTAAACCACCTTTAGTTTTTTCTTTTTGTTTAAAAGGTAAAACTAAAATTCTCCAACCTGTAGGTTCGGGGAGTTTTGATTCTTCGTTGATTTCTTTTTTATTTTCTGTTGGTTCAACACCGACGAGAGTCTTATTTGGTAGGACTATCTTTTCCTTTGATGCTGATAATTGTTCCTTCACTGTCATTTTGCTCCTTTGTTTTTAGCAGGGTGGATATTTCCTGTAATAAATACTGATAAGTTCGTATTTGTCCTAACATATACTGGTATTTTTCCATATTGTCAACAGCACCAGAAGTCATTGCAAGTACAACATCATCATGTCTCATTTTAATTATTCTTCTTATTTTTTCTACAAAATCCATTATAAACTATCTCCTTTCTCAGGTTCAAACTCATCTAATACATCTAGTTTTTCTTTTGCATTAGCTATTTTTTCAACCTGTTTATTTACTTCTTCTAGGTGTTGAGGGTGTTCTCCAATACCAACTGAGTTATCTAAATAAATATTTGCAGTAGCATCTGCTTCTGCAATCTCAGCTTCATACCTAGCTCTTAGTGCGTCTATTATTGATCTTCTCACGTTTTTTTCTCCTTTCAAAGATATGACCTAGACTAATAAACAAATTATCAATTGATTCAAAAAATTTGTATATTAAACGATCTAGCATTTCCATCTTCGTCTTGCCTGTCGGATTCGTGAGTTAGGATCGTTCCTTGTTTTTGCTGATGACCTTTTTAATTGTCCTAGTGATCTAGCGCAGTATGATTTCCTACGATTAGCAGCTTTTGATCCTGGCTTCACTTTTCCAGTCACGGCTGTTTTTAATTTACTTCCAGGGTTTGCTCTCCTGTAAGCTCTTACACCTTTAGCTGTCATTCCAGCTCCAGATTTTGTTGGTCT